TGCGTGCGTGGATGCGCTGACCGACCATCTTCCGGTGAGCGAATACGGAGGGATATGACATGGAAGACTACATCGAGATGTTTGACCAAGTCAGGGCAAGGATAAACAACATCCTGGATTCACTCCCAGATGACAAGGTCACCGAGAAATACGAGGCTTCGGCACTCAGGGACTACACACAGACCCTCATCAACATTAACAGGCTGATAGACGACAGCCGGAAAGGAGAATCTTATGGTAATCGGCGTGATGGGTGAGAGCGGTTCCGGCAAGACCACCGCAATGAGAAATCTTCCGCCCGAGCAGACCTTCTACATTGACAGCGATAAGAAGGGGCTCAACTGGAAGGGTTGGAAGAAGCAGTACAACACCGAGAACAAAAACTATTTGTGTACGGACAGCTTCACCAACGTCCGCAAGATGCTCGAGCGAATCGATAAAGAGGAGGCTTTCAAGCACATCAAATACGTTGTTATCGATACCCTCAACGGCATGATGGTCGCCGAGGAGATGCGAATCCTTGCCATGCAGGGCGGAGACAAGCGGAGCGCTTGGACGGATCTGGCGCAGCATGGGTGGGGGATTGTGAACAAAGCCCTCGAAATCCGCAACGATGTGACGGTCATTATCCTTTGCCATTCCGAAACAATCTCGGATGACAACGGCATTGTGAAGACCCGAATCAAGACCAACGGACGGAAGCTCGAGAAGCTCGTACTTGAATCCAAGATGACAACGGTCGTCTGGGCGGTCAGGCAGGACGGCAAGTACAAGTTCATTCTTTCCGCAGACAATTCGACCTGCAAGGTTCCGCTTGGTTGCTTCGATACGGATATTATCGACAACGACATTATGCTCGTTATTAAGGCGCTGGAGGAATACTAAATGAAAGTTATCATCAAAAGACCCTGCGATCAGTTCGGCGAGGAAGCGACCATTCCGAACACACTCAAGGCTTTGCAGGAAGCGGTCGGCGGTTACATCGAGACGGTCACGCTCGATAATGGCGTGGTGCTCATCTGCAACGAAGAGGGCAAGCTCAGGGATATGCCGTATAACTTCACCCACCGTCAGATGTTCGGCGCTATCCCGCTTCAATATCCCATCTTCGGAACCGTCATTGCCTGCGGAGTGGATGGAGACGAATTCGCCGACATCCCGATTGATTTTAACGAATGGAAGTCTCTGCTTTGCGAGTGGGGGAATTAAGAAAGGAGAACGATATGAGATTTGTACGAAAACGCAGTATAGATGAAAAGAAATACAAGGTGGCAACGGTTACGCAGGCAATCGGAAGAACAGAGGGAAGTATAACCGGCTACTTTTCAAGCAAGAACGTCTCAATAAAAGAGGGAATAACAATGGATCAAATCGAGGAGCTTCTTGCGGCACCAACAAGGGGAAACCCGATTGACTGGAATGGCGTCAAAGAGATACGAAAAAATCTCGAAGCACGTGGCTATGAAATTGATTATTCCGATGAAAACGAATTCGAATTCTGAAAGGAGAAACACCATGAAACGATACGCAATAGTTTATCTTACCGAAGGCGGCTCAGCGAAACTGCTGACCGTGGACGCATTTGACGAGAGCGATGCCCGCCGCCAGTTCTGGGACTTGTATGCAGGCAAGGGCTTCAATATCAGATGTGTGGCACAGATTTAAGCAACTATTAACTTTCCAACCAAACAAAGGAGCATAAACATGGCATTACCGAAATACGACAAGAGCAAGAGAAAAATCAGCAACTACGTGCAGCTTCCGAAGGGAGCGTATGTCGTCACCATCAAGGGCGCGAAGCTGAATACATGGCCGTCAGGTGATGAATATATCTCAATGGCGTTCGACATCGCTGAGGGCGAATACAAAGGACTGTATCAGTCCCAGTTTGACAACGACACGCGTTCTGGGAAGCAGTGGCCGTTTGATGCGGTGTTTAACCTCAACGTGCCAACAGACCAGTCAGAACCGTGGATTTGGGACACATACAACACATTCTTCGCCGACCTCGAGGACTCAAACAACGGCTTCGTCTTTTCCGGCGACCTGAAAGCCCTCAAGGGCAAGGTCATCGGCGGCAAGTTCCACAACCGCCAGACCGAGAAGGACGGCAACATCTACGATCATATCGTGATGAAGTGGACGTGCATTGCCGACGATGTCCGCAACAATCGGGCGGGCAAGCTGCCGAATGACAAACTGATCGGAACGGGCACGAGGGCTTCCGGAACATCATCCTCATCCTCTTCGGACTCGGACGGATTCATGGACATCCCCGACGGAACAGTTGATGAAGAGCTTCCGTTCTGACCATGGACCGGCACGAGGCAGACATAATCCTCGAGAGCTTCCGCGTGATCGTGGACAGCCGCGAACAGAACACTCCGAAGGCAAGGAAGCGCTACAAGCTCATCGGAAAGACTGAGCGGGCTACCTTGTCTTACGGAGACTACTGCGGAAACGTGGACATCTGCGGGAATCAGCTCTACGACACTTCCGCCACAGTCTCACCGCTTTGTGTTATCGAGCGCAAGATGAACCTTGACGAGCTTGCCATGTGCTTCACACGGAGCCGGAAGCGATTCGAGCGGGAATTCGAGCGGGCGAGGGCGGCAGGCGCAAAGGTGTATTTGCTGGTCGAGGATGCGACCTACGAGGACATCATTCGCCACCGCTACCGCTCGAAGTTCGCGGCAAACGCGTTCCTGGCTTCCCTGCTCGCATGGTCGGCAAGGTACAATCTGACCCCGGTCTTTTGCAGGGCGGAGACTTCCGGAGAACTGATTCGCGAGATACTGCTGCGGGATCTGAGAGAGAGGATTGAGAGAGATGAAATATGTGGAAATACACAGACAATGAATACGTGAAGCTATTCCGGAAAATGCTTGCATGGGAATGGTATACGGATGTTAATACTAAAGTTCTTTTTATTCACTGTTTGCTCAAAGCTAACTGGAAAGATACGAAATGGCGGGGCATTGCTATCCAGCGCGGACAGTTCGTTACATCGCTCGAAACGCTTTCGAAAGAGACTGGATTAACTGTCAGACAACTTAGAACGGCATTTTTGCACCTCGAAGCGACAGGCGAAGTGACAAGCAAACGACACGCAAAATTCCGCATAGTTACGGTAAATTCTTACGATGCGTATCAGTCGAGCGACAAGCAAAACGTCACTAAATCGCCAATCAAGCGACAAGGTAGCGACAAGCAAGCGACAACAGATATAAGAACATATAAGAATAATAAAGAACATAAAGAAGAAAAAGAAGGGGCTCCGCCCGATTATAATCCCTGGGATATCGAAGACACACCGGAAGAATTGGAGGCTTGGCTTAACTCATGAGCATATACGAATTTGATAAGGAAGATGCCTACCGATTCGCAAGGGAGCGGGGGATATCGGCAAAGAGACGCGGGAACGAGCTACAGTTCCGGAGGTGCCCGTACTGCGGAGAGCTGACGAACGACAAGGAAACGTTCGCGATCAATCTTGAAACAGGGCAGTTCAAATGCCTGCGGGCTTCCTGCGGGGCTAAGGGTAATATGCTGACCCTTGCGAGGGAATTTGATTTCTCGCTCGGAACGGAGGTCGATGAGTATTTTAGGCGGAAACGAAAATATCGAGATATGAGCCGATACCCGAGACCGGAAGTCAGACAGCCGGCAGTTGAATTTCTGGGGGCGCGGGGGATATCGGAGGCGGTCGCAAGGCGGTACGGAATTACTACCCAGAAGGAACACGACAACATCATCGTCTTTCCGTTTTTCGACGAGGACGGCAAGATGCAGTTCGTAAAGTACCGGAAGGCGGATTTCGACAAAACCAGAGATAAGTCCAAGGAATGGTGCGAGCGAGACTGCAAGCCGATACTGTTCGGAATGGATCAGTGCGACAGCGAGCTATCTGATACGCTGATTCTCACGGAAGGGCAGATAGACAGCTTGAGCGTTGCGGAAGCCGGTCTCCCGAATGCCGTCAGTGTTCCAACAGGTGCGAACGGTTTCACATGGGTTCCCTACTGTTGGGATTTCCTTGCGAGATTCAAAACCCTCATAATCTTCGGAGACTGCGAGAAGGGACATATCACGTTACTTGACGAGATGGGCGGACGCTTCCACGGAACAGTCAAACACGTTCGTGAAGCGGACTATCTCGGATGCAAAGATGCAAACGACATCTTGCGGAGGTACGGACCGGAAGCCGTCAGAGAAGCAATCGCCAACGCTATCCCAATCGAGAACCCGCGCATCAAGCAGCTATCGAGCGTGAAACGCAAGGATTGGAGCGACATCCCGCACTTTGACAGCGGAATCCCGTCATTCGACAAACTGACCGGCGGACTCTATCTCGGACAGCTCGTGATTATCACGGGGCAGAGAGGTCTCGGAAAATCGACATTCGCTTCGCAGATAGGAGCATTCGCCATTAAGGCGGGATACACGACTTTTTTCTATTCCGGAGAGCTTAACGACTGGCAGTTTCAGGGATGGTTCGAGAGACAGCTCGCAGGGCCCGATTACATCAATGGCAGGCGGGCGAAGAATGGATTTGTGCGGTATGCGGTGAACGCAGAGAACGAGCATGACCTTGTAAGCTGGTATGAGGACTCAGCTTACATCTACGACAACGGCCTACTGCTCGATTCGGACGGAACCGAAGAGGAGACGTTGACGGAGACGGTTAAGCAAGCTATCCGCCAGTACGATTGCAAGGTCATTTTTATCGACAACCTTATGACCGCCATGGACGATGACGGAGCGAGCGACATCTACCGGATGCAGACTGAATTCGTCAAAGGACTCGTCAAGATGGCGAAGGCTTACGAAGTCCTCATCATCCTTATAGCTCACCCTCGGAAGTTCGGACGAATGGATGCGGCGAGCGAGCTGACTAATGACGATATCGCAGGCTCCGGAAATATACCGAACCTTGCGGACGTGGTCATGGT